TTGCTTCATCGCCTGATGCCACTCAGACGATTTGGATTATACACAGTTCTTTCATGTGTCAAGAAGTTTTTTCAAATAAATTGATTGTTGGTAATTTCATTTGTTGGTTTTCTGCCAAACAAACGAACAGCCTGTGCGTTCATAGAAGCATATTCAGACTTAGTGAAGATGCCTTTAGCGTTCCTGATGTCAAATGGATTTAGCAGATCACGAGGTTCTTCTACCTTTTCAGCCTCAATCATGTGTGGCTCTAACGTGTACTGAGAAACCCAAGAACGACCCAACTTAATTTTCCCAATTTTTAATTTCTTCTTATAGCTCATCTTTGTGCAACAAGCTGCAATGGATAGTCTTGGGATGCCAGTTAAGTCCTCTATTTGGTAGGAAGTAAGTGGGCCGTTTTGTAATGCTCTGATAACGGATTCTTGTGTCATTTGAACCACTCTGGTCTGAGTTCTTTTAGTTGATAAATGCGTAACTGAGGGATTGTCTTCCAATGGTTGACTGCTGCCCTAGTAATTCCTAATATTCTAGCAAGCTCACTCTGTGAGCCAGCAAGTGTGATAGCTTTTTTTATGTTCATAGCACAAGTATAGCAAAGTTAACAATAAACAACATTAGGGAAAACACCTAGAAAATAACTGTTGACCTACTTGTTTAGTTTGATATACTTCACTCAGCCCAAACAAATCGTATGGGTCTTTAAGGAGAACTAAATGAAAAGTAAGATTATTCAGACGCTAGTTGAATGTGTGTTAGCCATCGTTATCTTTGGCGGTATCGGTGTACTACTGGCTTGGAGAGGCTAATGCAAACAGAACAATTAAGACGCAAAGCAAGAGAACTTTATAACAACAAAGAAGTTCCACAAGAAGTTAACCAGTACAACCAGCGAAAGTGGATTAGGTCAGTCTTGAAGTTAGGAGACAAATGGTTACTGGCTAAACAAGTGAGCAGAATCCAATGATTACAAGACAAGACGCAATCAAGGATTTATCGCATGGTGACTACTGCTGCTACTGTACTGAGCCTAAAACAACTGGCTCATGCTGTGGAGAAAATCACTTCGTACCTTTCGAGGATTTATACGATGATGACAAAGAAGCAATGATTGAAGAATATTTAAATAAAGGAAAATAAAATGGACAGCAATGCAACTGGTGTTTATAAAATTTCTTGTTTGCAAACTGGAAAGTTCTACATTGGTAGCGCACATAGTTTGATAAATAGAAAACGAACACATCTTAGTTGCTTAAGAAAAAACACTCATAGAAATTCAAAACTTCAAAGAGCATGGAACAAGTATGGTGAACAAAATTTCCAATTTCAAACCTTGTTAATTTGCTCTAAAAATGATGTGTTGTTTTATGAACAATTGTTGTTAACAAAATTTGATGCTGTTCAAAATGGGTTTAACATTAGTCCCTTCGTAATTGGAGGCAAAGGAGTAAAGCACACAGAAGAAACAAAACTTAAGATGAAAGCTGCTTGGGAACAAAGAAAAAAAGCACCCAAGAAAGAAGTTTCAGAAGAAACTAAAAAGAAAATTTCTTTAGCAAAACTTGGTGTAAAGAGAAAGCCTTTTACCGAGGAAGCAAAAAGAAACATGGCACTCTCTAGGATGGGGAATAAAAACCGATTAGGAATTCCTCATACAGAAGAAACAAAGTTAAAAATGAAGTTAACAAGAGAAACCAAAAGGAATCAAAATGTCAATTGAAGCACTATTAAAAACGGATGTAAATACTCATACCGAAAAGAAAAATAACCTGACCTATCTTTCATGGGCTTGGGCATGGGCAGAGGCTCTTAAAGCAGACCCAAAGTCAACATTCAAAGTTGAGATGTTTGGCGACAAATGCTTTATGGACATTAACGGAACAGCAATGGTCTGGGTAACAGTCACAATGTTTGACAAGCCAATGACTTGCCAGTTGCCAGTAATGGACTATCGCAACAAAGCTATTCCTAGTCCTGATGCCTTCCAAGTTAACACAGCAATCATGCGCTGTATGACCAAAGCACTTAGCTTGCATGGTCTTGGCTTATACATCTACGCTGGTGAAGACTTACCAGAGGAAAGCAAGCCAGTAATCATCACGCCAGCACAAGGCATCCGAGATGAGTTACCTATTGAAATACTAAAGTATCTTGACGAGTTAGCAGTTGAACTAATTGCTACTTGTGAGAAAGACCCCAAGGCAGCTTGGGTAAGGTTGGAACAAGAGAACCTAGAGGCTGACCAAAAGGTAGCTTTGTGGGGCTTGATGCCAAGTAATGTAAGAAGCGCAATTAAGAAAGCGAAAGGTTAATCATGGAATACAATAATGAAAACAGAGGCGCATTATTTAAGAATGAACGCAGAGATGATGAGAAGTTTCCTCACTACAAAGGCTCACTCAATGTAGAGGGTGTAGATTTTTGGATTAGCGCATGGTTAAAAGAAAGCAAAGATGGGGCTAAGTTCATGTCTTTATCTATAAAAGCTAAAGACCAAAAAGAAGCCAAGCAGCCCACGAAGCGTTCTCCAAAAGATTTTGATGAAGACGCCCCATTCTGATTACGAGGGGAAAGTTGTGCAAAGAGTCTTTTAGGCTTGCAGACGAGCAATGAGTACCCTCACCACTATGAGGAATCAGTATGCAACCCATGCTGACTTCCGTGATTTCCAAGGTTTGATTCCCGAAAATACGCATTTTTTGCCTAGCAATATGGACATGATTTGCGAGAGAAAGGGACACTTCCTAATCGGAGAGTGGAAGAAACCTAACGAGAACATGGCTACTGGTCAGCAATTGCTACTCAAGGCTTTTGCTCAAGTTCCTAAATTTACTGTGTTAGTCATCATTGGTAACACAGACAACGAACAAACAGAAGTTGGAGATGTGTTCCAAGTTGTTCTAGGTAAGTGTGTAAGGATAGGAGAGGGTCTTAATTTTCTCAAAGACTTTTATGTTATGTGGTACGAATTTGCAAATACGAAAGGATAGTTATGTCTTATGCAGCAGTAGAAATAAAAATCATACAATGGTCTGAAGCTAGGAAAATTATTCCTAACAGCACCCCAGAAGTTCAGCTTCTAAAAGCAATGTCAGAGATGGGAGAACTAGCAGATGCCACGATTAAACATGACAAAGAAGCTGTTATTGACGCTGTTGGTGATGTCATGGTCTGCCTTATTAACTACTGCGCTTTACAAGATATTCAGCTAGTAGATTGCATGGAAGTTGCCTATGACCAGATTAAGAATCGCAAGGGAATTCTTTTACCGAATGGAGTTTTCCAGAAAGACACTACTTAGCCAACAAGTACAGACCCACATTAGAAAATGCGTAACCTGCGTACACCACCGCCATGCTTGGGTTTCCTCTGTAGAGTTGTTCAGCAGCAATGTAGGCGTAGATGCCACCAGTTAAGATAATTAGCCAAGCACTCAAAACGCACCTACATCAATTACGTCACCCCTAAACATTATTTGATTTTCATCAAATTTTTGAGCCAACTCTGGCAACAATAAGTGTCCATTAAAGAAGTTTAGCACCGCAAAGCCAGACCTGTGATTACTTGGGTTTATCTCAGCGTAAGTAAATTGTGGGCCATCAGTCTCAGCAAGCGTCCCTGTATCTACTCCGTATCTACATCCATTGTAGTCGCTGAATGGCGTAACTTTAAGTGAGTGCAAGTGTCCAGTAACTATTGACACACCAGCGTTAACTGTATTGTTGTGTGTGGCATGAACCCCAGACTTATATCGGTGCTTGATAATCACATCCTCGGTAGGCCATACCGCCCAACAGAACTCCCAATCTAGGAAGTGGTCTGTTAGCTTAAATCCCAATACTTCTTTGTACTGTGGTGCATGTTGGGCTAATCTGTTGCCAAACCTAACATCGTGATTGCCCCATGTCCACAATAGCTTTACATTGTGCCTTGCTGCTTTAGCGACTTCCTCAATTTCACCCAATGCACCCTGACAGGCTTTTAGTTCTTGAATGACAGTAGTTGCTGGTTGTTCAGTTACGTCATGTCGGCTTATAGATGCACCATCAAACGCATCCCCATTACAGATGATAGCTTTGGGCTTGAACTCTTGGATAGCCCATAGAAGCCCTTTAAATGCTGTTGTACGCTGATTAGGAATAAAGTGGGCATCTGAGAACACAATAACTGTTCCGTCCAGTATGCCAAGTTCTACTTGCTTTAAAGGAGAGAAAGACTTGGGTCTGTTTTTGTTATACAAATCACCTCTATGGTCTTTCGCATTGAGGGTCATGTTGTATTCTTTTTCAATCCACCTTCTACGTAAATGGACTGCCCTGTTATTTATTCCAAGGTGTTCTGCCATTCTTTGTGCAGATTGAAGTTGACCCCATAACTGGATAAACTCCATGTCCGTACAAGTTTCATTATGTGCGCCCATTGGAGTCCTTAGTCAAAAGATGCTCTAGCGTATTGATTATTCGATGCTCTTGCATTTCTCTGTCCTCATCTGACGATTTCACATCGGTAGCCGTACAAAGCAAGTCATATAAAAAAATATGAAGCAACTCGTGCAGAGCCGTTTTATCAAGACTAGATGGTGTGATTTTTTCAGCACCCCAATCTCCCAAACGATAAACAGCAAGTCTTGCAGCAGGTGTAAACTCAACAGAAGCCATAGCAGCCTTTGCTGGTTTACTTCCTTTTTCAATTCTCCAATCACCAAGACTTAGCACTTGCTGCCATTTTTTGACACTTTGTGCAAACAGTTCTGCTTGTTCTGGCGTAGGAATGTTAGGCATTTCAACACCTTATACAAGATTTATGACAATTTAATTTAAGATAAGAACAAAGCCACTTCTGCTTTGCGTCTTTTGACAAGACCTGAGACTTCCTTGCCACCTGCTTTAGTCCATGACATAAAGGCTTCAGCAGCCCCATCCCAATCACCACGATTGACCTTCATGCGAATGGTTGACCTTTGGTAATTCCCTAACCCTGCGTTGTACGCAAAAGAGACAACAGCGTCGAATTTGCTTTGATGACTAGCAAGAGTAGGAGAAAGTCGAAGAACACCACGTTCAAAAGTATCGATGTCAACCTTGAACAGATTGACCAGTTCATCTTTAGACCAGACACGATTGTCTTCCCCTTTTAGTTGGTAATCAGACCTGATAAGCCCTGTGTAACCCTCTTTACGGACGTTTGGGAGGCTTAATTGGTCTGCATACATAGCGTGACCCCACCCAACAGTCCAAATCGCAGCAGAACACCGATAAGGCTTGTTTCTGTAGCCTTCAAAGAAGTGCATCAAGTCCTCACCAGCTTTGCTGACTTTCATTTCTTAGACCATGAACGTGAACCAAACCAGAAACCAATGATTGCGCCCAACATAGCCATCTCATCAGAACTAAAAATAATGTCAGTAACTTGGATTAAGTCATACATATTGTTGACTAAACTAGGGCGAGAGTAAACGTAGTAGGCAATCCATGCGTTAATTGCACACAACTCAAAGATAAAGATGTAAGTCACAATAGGTCTTACAGTACCAACAAAGTTCACCACCCAAGTGCTTGCTCTTTCCAAAACTTTTGCATCATGCTCAAGTGCAGCCTCAGTCATCTGGGCATCTGTTTGCATGGCAATCTGGTCTGTGCGAATCTCCTCCATGCGCTCTTGAGCCTTAAACCCTTGAGCCATCATCTGTAATTGAAGTTCTACTTGAACCCTAGCCAAAGCTAACTCATGCCTTTGGTCATCTTTATTCTGGAAAAAGTCTAGTAGTTTTGGTAAGCCTGATATTAGCAAACCACCAAGTGTAGAAAATAGAGATAGCATTACAGTCCAATCTTTCCAAGTAGGAGATTAACAATTTTGTCCGACAAATTGTCAGGCAAAAACTTCAGAAACCCAAGGGCGTATAAAGCCACACATCCGTAAACGAATATCTTTAAGCATAGGTCAAATGTCTTTTGGTACTCATTCATCTGCCACATCTACGAGTAGTTTCACAGAATTGCATCAATTCATAAATACCAACAAACACTAAAAACAAGACAAAGAATATTGCACCTATTGCCAAGCCAATCTCTAGTTGTTCTTGCTCTTTCTGTTTAGCTTCTTTTTCTGCCTTCTTTAAAGCACTTATCTCTTTAGCATCTGCCAAGTCCATCTCTGCTTGACGAGCCTTAATTTTCTGCCATACGTCAATCTTGCCTGTCTGCATAAACAGCATCTTGAGTTCTTCTTCAAACGCTCTAGCTTGCTCTAGTGCCATCTCAATCTGGAGGGCAGTCCCCATGTTTGAGCCTTTACCAGACTGTTTAGCCTGAAGCATGGCTTTTGTAGCTACAGACTTAGCGTCAAATAGCTTACCAATCATGGGCGCAAGTGAGCCTAAGTCATTGGCAACATTAGCTGCCTTCTTGACCATGCTGATTGCTGACTGTATGCCAGCTAGTGCTGTGATGGGGTCAATCATTTTTTCTCAACCTTTTGCCACTCAAGGCATACTACCTTTCGGTTGTAAACATCACCTGTCCATGCCCATCTGACACAACGATATTCAGTTTTTTCTTTACTAGATGCCACCAATGTAAACAACATAGACAGCACCAATAGCCATTTCACGTCATAGCCCAAACGATGATGTAAAAACACCAGACCACAGTAATGCAAAAAAGGACTGCGGTAGTAAAAGCCACAGCCCAATCGTTCATTTTTTAATCCAAGTCTGCCAAACAGCACCAGCAGCCATGATTAACGCACCCACCCACAGAATAGGCTTGGCTGCTGAAGCAATCCACCCCAAGACCTTAAAAGCCCCATCAAGAGCCTTTATAGCCTCTACAAGACCTTTAGTGTTCTGGTCTATGCTATCTACCTTACTTTCGACTTCAACGAGTCTGTCGTAGATTTGCTTGTGGGTGACTTCGTTTTCCATTACTCACTCCGTTGGTGCGTCTTTAGGTAACTGAGTTTCTGCTTGCTCTTTGATTTTAAGAATCAGAGGCCATACACCAGACTTGCTTGGCAGTTCACCAAGCGTTTGCAATACAAAGTTAATCTCGTTAACTTCTAACTCTAATTTCATGCTTGACCCCACGGAGTTCCTGTTGCCGTAACAGGGTTCTTCTGCAAAGCAATGTTAGCCGCCAGAGCATCTTCTGTTGCTTGTTTATCAACACCATTAGCCCAAACCCATCCAAGCACTGTGGCTTGTGTAAGTTCTAAATAGGGAATTGTTGGTGTGCCATCAGCCCATGAGCAAGTTGAATAGATAGAGGCTGAATACTCTCCATCAACTGCTGTAGCTTGCCAATGTGCAGTCGTTACAAAGCCGTTTGAGGTTTCACGCTCAAGTGTTGAGATAGTCCAAGTGGTAGTCATGTTAATTTCCTTTTAGAGATTATGGGTGTGATGCTTTGTAGGCATCAAATTCTGCTTTGAGTTCTTGAATTGCTTTGACCAAAGTGGGAATCAAATTAGCGTTAATTGCTTTATATGCTTCTTCACCTTCTGGTGCAGGGTCACGCCAAGTTTCAATCATGTCAGGCAATACTGTTTCAAACTCTTGAGCAATAAAGCCACGGGCGTTTTTAATATCCTGACCTTTACCTTCTTTCCAATCAAATTTGCGAGGCTTTAAAGCCATTACAGTTGCAAGACCTTCATCCAAATCGCGGATGTTTTCTTTTAATCGTTGGTCTGAAATTGCCGTAATTGTTGTAGAAGTTGCGTAAATAGTGCCACCCATGCCTACATAAAAACGATATGCACTAGCACCAGTTGAATACAAATCGTATGCCGTATTTCCGTTTGTAGAACCAGATTGACACGATGCAATTATCCCATCTGCATATAAACCAGACCCAACAGTAGTGTTTGCTGTTGTTGTTCTTCCCACCAGCAAGTTACCGCTAGAGTCTATTCTGGCTCGTTCTATTGCGTCTGTATAGAAAATCATCGGGTATGCACCCGTTCCATACAAAATCTTGTTATTACCACCAGCGTTGTTGCCAACAATAAAAGTGCTTGTGCCGTTGTTAAATGTTACCTGTGGTGTTGTTGCATCGTAAACAGTTAGCTTCGTAGATGGCGAAGTTGTACCAATACCTACATCACCTGCGCTTGTAATACGCATACGCTCTGTTGAGCCTGTCCAAAAGCGCATGAAGTTGCTTGCATGAGAATACGAAATCGCACCCGCATAAGTAGCAGAGCCAGAAGTCGAGTCACCCCATTGGATATAGTGTTCTTGCGTTGGACTAGCCCACAATTGCAGACCGCCCGCAGTTGTACCGGGGACACCTATAGCCGCTGTAATAGACCCTGCATCACCATAAGATGATGAGCCAACGCCCAATGAAGTGCCGTTAAAAGTAAGAGCAGACCCAGTAGCCAATGCACTAGAACTAGATGCGTAAACCACACCGCCTGATGTGAATGATGTTAGGTTTGTACCGCCATTGGCAGTAGGTAGTGTTCCTGTCACTCCAGTTGTCAAAGGCAAACCAGTTGCATTAGTCAATGTTGCGCTTGTAGGAGTTCCTAGAATAGGGGTAACAAGTGTCGGGCTTGTCGCAAAGACGTTAGCACCGCTACCAGTTTCATCTGTCAAAGCAGCCGCTAGGTTTGCACTTGATGGAGTGGCTAGAAAGGTTGCTACACCAGTTCCTAAACCTGATACACCTGTAGAGATAGGAAGACCTGTAGCGTTTGTAAGCGTCACAGATGCTGGTGTATTCAGAATAGCACCTGCGCCCAATGTAGCCACACCAGTAACGCCTAAAGTGCTAGATGCTGACAGAGTGGTAAATGCACCAGCAGCAGCCGTAGATGTACCAACAGGCCCGTTAAACGAGTCGCCAACAGCACCTGTCTGAAAGTCCTTCAGTTGAGCCATTAACTCACGGATAGCATCGTTAATCCCAGATGGCGCACAGCCCTCTGCAATGTTAATCGAATCAATGTCTGTGTTATTAGCAGGGGTTGCGCTAAATTCACTAATCTTTGTTTTTGGCATTATTTACTCCGTTAAATTATTGACCTAGCAAACCGCCAGATAAAAGTTCTTCAAGATATGGATATACCTGTTCAACCAATTGAGAACCTGCTGCTGCGCTAGTTGCTGGAAACAATAAATTGTTTGGCATTGCATTAGGTATTGTCGCACCACGCACCGCTTCTTTGGCTGGCATATTCCTAAATATATCTTTAGCAGTTCCCATCGCATTTTGCAATAAATACTGACCACCTGCTGTAACAGGGTCACCTGTAGCTGCTAATGTTCCACCAGTAGATATTTTTTGTAGCAAGTCACCCAATCCTCTTGATAACTCATAAGCAGAGCCAGAGCGATTGATAGAACCTGCACCAGCAAAGTTTGCTGACAATGGATTGTCTGGAGGCAAAACCCTAGATAGCTGAGTACGCAAGTCAAACAACTTACCTAAGTCTTCGCCATTAAAAACTAAGTTAAGAATTTCACTTCCCTCTTTAGTTGCCTTATCAATCCTTTGGACAACCTTTAAAGGATTAGCAGGGTCACCAGCAGCACCATTGATAATTTGATAGAACACAGCCTCACGAACTCGATTTACTTCTGGTGAGTCTGCGCCATATGCTTTTACAAGTCTATCAATTGTTCTATACGCATTTTGGTTTCCACCAACATCAGCGTTACCAAAAATCTTGTTAACAATTTCTGGAGAAGTTACATCATCGTTTTTAATGATTTGCTCAATAGACCTTCCAGCAGTATCACCACCAATTCTTTGAGATGGCTCAAATAGTTGACCATACTCTGTACGCTTTGCCCTTGCGTCTTTTAGCTTAGTAACAGCAGCCTCGTCACCTAAGAACTTACCTTGCTGAACTAAGTCATCTAACCATGTGTCAAAAGCCTTAATGGACGTAAGAGCAGCAGCTTTTCTTTCGTCATTGCTTGCAGAGTTTGCTGTTCTCGCAAGAACACGCCTAACTTGCTCTGTCTTTCCCAATGAGAAAGAATCTTCACCAAACTTTTCTGTAAGTTCACGCAAATACTTAATATTCGCCATCATCTCAGGATACAACTTAGGGTCAAGAATCCTGTCACCAGCTAAAGCAAAATCTGTTGCGTATTGTGCTAACCCATTAAAGTCATCTGGCATAACAGAAAAAGGAACATCCTTCATTTCTTTATATGCTTCGTCTACTTCTTTTAGTTTTGCAGATGCTGTCTTACGCAAGTCTTCAGCAAGGGCAGAGCCTTGTTCTTGACGAGTGGTAAATGTAGGTTGTGTAGTTCTACCAGTTTGAGCCTGTAAACGCTCTTGAGCCTCTTTAATGGCTTGGGCTTGTGCCAAGTCAAACTCACGCATAGTAGCAGCAGCTTTGTCACCAGATGCACCAGCCCTCATGCGATATTCACGAGCAAGTTGGTTTACGTCACCAGTTTGCTGACCCTTTGTTGTCGGAATACCAGATGCTTTTGATTCTGCTTTTGCAACAGATGTTGACAATACCGCATCATCATAAAATGACCTACCTGCTTGTTGGCGTAACTTATCCAACTCCATCAGAATGTCAGGTGTCCATCTTGAAGTGTTTAAGCCTTGGTCAATAAAATACTGCTCAACTTCTGGCTTTAGTCTGCCTTGATTGTCTAAAATGCTTTGCTTTTTGCCAAACTTTTTAGCTAAGTTTTCACCAATATTTTGACCAAACCCACCAAACAAAGATGTTGCACCTGCTTGCAAATATGAGGTGTCTTTTTCTCCACCAAGAATTTGTGCAAGGTTTTGCATTGAAAGGTCTGTTACACCAGCAGTAGTTCCAGCAACAGTAGCCCTTCTTACAGGTGTAGCCAAAGCACCTTGTGCTAACGCTCTTAATGGAGGAGGCAATACTTGTGAGCCTACTTTAAGCGCACCCATTACTCCACCAGTAGAAACAATGTCAGCGATAGATGGAGTTAAAAACTCTGCTACATCCTCACCAGTTAGACCCTGCTTTGTAATAGCGTAATTCTTATCTTTGTATGTTATGTAAGGAACATAGTTCCCTGCAACAACATCAAACTTAATTTCAGCAGTTGGAAGATTTTTAACAATTGCTTTAGCTTGGTCTAGTGGAGAACCTGCATTTAGAACAGCACCAATAACCGCTTTACCTGCGCCAGCATCTTTTAACAATTGCAAGTAACCAGCCATTTGCCCACGCTCAGATGGCTCAATGCGCTGAGACTTTTCTTTTTGAACCAATACTGATTCAATCCCTGCAAATGGGTTTCCTGTAACTGGTGTTAATTTAGCCATGCTTAGTCAACCTTAAAATACTTAGGTGTTCCATCCGTATTTACTCCAGATTGAATGTAGTAGTTACCATCATCAGCAAGTTTTGCAACTGTTGATTTTTTATTTATCATCACAGTTTTTGATGGAGGCTTCTTAATATCTGCAAATGGATTAGGAACAGCTTTTTCTGGATTTAAACCAAACGCCTTAGCGTAGTCCTTATACATATCAATTGTTTCTGTAACGCCTCTTTGCTGATTAGAAACGTATTGATACGCTTGATTTAACAAGTCTGCTCTTTCGCTTTCTAGCAATGTTTGACCGCTTGCCAGCTTTATAGCCATTCCTTTAAATTTCTCAGGGATAGAACGAGATTGTTTAATCATCTCAATCTCACCTTCACGCACAGTAGATTGTGGGTCAAGAACTTTAAAGAATGTATAAAGCATTGTCGTGTCACCCTTTTGAGTCGGGTTTGTGGCAGCGTTATACATTGTTTGATAGGCGGTAGCCGTGTCTTTAGGGCCTTTAAAGTCTTGCCTAATATCGCTTTGCAATTTAAGACCAGCCATTGCTACAGCAGTCGGGTCTTTCAAATCTACTGTTAATTTAGGTGCTCTCCCTGCGTCTTTTCTGTCAACATAAGCCTTAACTAAGGCTCTCTCAGTAGCAGTCATTTCATTAACTGGAGTAATAATTCCAAGAAACTGTCTTGCTTCTTTTAAATCTCCAGCAATGTCTTCTTTTTTTGGCGCACCTGTAGCAACAGATACTGGCTTACCATCAGCACCAATCTCATAACGGATTTGACCTTCACCAAGTGTATAACCTTCTGGGCGCATTGCTTTGTTTGCAGCAACCAACTCAGCTAAAGTTTTACGTCCTTCAGCAGAACCCATAAGTTGTGGCGCAGCACGAGCCAAATCAAAGCCACCAGCAGTCATGCCTTCGCCTACTCGCTGACCCATTATGTCCTCGCCATAAATCTCTTGTGGCTTGGTTACAGCACCTTGGATAACACCTTGAATTCGTTGTTGTTCAGCTAGTTGTTGTTGCTCTAACTTACGCTTACGAATCATGTCAGCCAACTGGACATTCTGTAACTGGCTTTGCAAGGTGTCTTGCATACCGCCTTTGTAGGCTTTCTGACCAAGTTGCAAACCTTCAGCAATAGACTGACCTGTGTTACCACCTGCAAACAATCTACCAGCTAATGCGTAGAGTGCTTGTGCTTGTGCATCGTCACGATTACGAGCAATGTCCTCTGGAGACATACCCAACAGACCCATTGTATCTGCACCGCCTGTACCAAAAATGTCTAATAGTCCAGCCATGTTAGTCCTTAGAAGTCGAGCCAACCAGTTGGAGAAGTAGTCGCATAGTTGGTTGCAGCGTTATATGCAGCATTAGGGCCAGCCAACCAATTAGATGCACTATTCCACAAGTTGCTAATGCCTTGTTGACCGCCTAGATTCTTGTACAAGCCACCACCAACAGCAGCCAAACCCAAAGCGTTTTGCAATGTAGATGTATCTGCTGCACCGCTAGTAGTAGATGAAGCTACTCGTCCTAGTGGGTTGCCATATACCAACGATAGATAGTTCTGTAAGTTCTGTTGTGGTTGGTTTTGCAAGAAGTTAAACTTAGCAATGTCAGACTGAATTTGCTGACCTTGGTAGCCTTCACGCAACTGACCTGCTTGCAACAACTGCTGAATATCTTGGTAATCAGCACCAGCCATTTGTGGTGCTAAACCAATAGCTTGTTGTTGACGCTGACGCTCATCAGCATAGTTCTGGTAAGCTAACTGTCCAGCAGTATTAGCCAACTGTTGACCAAATGCACCAGTAGCCCTGTCTTGCAAGTTACCCATAGCACCAGAGCCATAACGCCCTGCTAGGCTAGACTTAGATGCAATGTCGCCTAAAGTTGTTTTAAATTGTGTCTCAGCAGCACGAGCAGCAGGTTGGAACGCACCTTGAAAGAATGGATTACCACCTAAAAACTCACCAGAAACTGTGCTTTGCAATTGATTCTGTGCAGACTGCAACAAAGGATTACCCATAGAAGCACGAGCCTCTAAAGCCTGTAATCCTGTTTGAGTGGTAGTGGATGGCGCAACGTAGGTTTGACCACCATAATACTGAGGGCCACCGCCCTGATACAACTGCTGTGCTTGCTGTAATCCATAGCCCAGATAGGGTTGGATTGTTGGGTCAATTTGTGATGTGGTAGTAGTAGCCATCTTTACTCCTAAAAGTTCGGATTCCGAGATGGGTCATCCACGGAATACATTATACATAAATAATCAAAATCAACCAATAATTGCATACCGATATGTCTTATTTGCAGTTGAATTGGCAAAGTGGGTAATCGTAGCCGTACCCTGTCCTTGGGAACTAGCGTAAATACCATTAAAAGTAGCACCACCGCCTACTAAATTCATAGTAGCTATGACTGATGGCACAGCAGGTCTTGTCGGGCTTGTGCTTGTCCCAAAATGCTCAATACTTACACCAGTATTTTCAGTTCTCCACACAATCTCAACATAATCATTAGCAGCCATGTCAATAAAGAAATTCAATGCAGCAATGATATGACTTGGGTCACCAGAACTTTTCCTCGGAGGAGGGTGAAATCTACTGTTTGAGTTTGCGATATTTGTTCCATTCTTACGAAACCAAACATCCACATCTTGACCATCGTTTGTGGTGTTCTTAAACTGAATGGAAAACTGTAAGTTGTAGAGTCCTGCGTTTTTTACATTTAACCTAGAACTATTTGATAACGTAATTCCATTAGAGAAGTCGGTTGTATCAAAGGTAATAGGATAAGCAACAGTCGTACTAGCAGCAGTCTGGTCTGTTCCGTCTTGAAAAGCCCCATAAGGCGCAGAATCAGCAAAAGACGCACTAGAGATAGGAACAAACAAGATTACGCTGTCTGGGCCTATCCTTCGGTCTGTCAAAGTAGTAGTAGTTGCCCCACCAGTTGCCAGCGTCAAAGTCCCTGTGTTATTGGTCTTGCCATCCATGATGCCACGGACTACTTCAGCCACAGCCCTCTGGTCACCACCAAACGCAGGTAGGCTTCTAAACATTAGCGAACCCCTTGTGGAGTTACATCCACATCCACAGAGATAGCGTTATTCCAGTTAGCCCCTGTTGGAGTAACTTTTAGCCTGTGATACCTACCTGCGCTTCTGAGTGGAACACGATTCTCTGAACTAGCAGCCACAGCAGTATTAAAGTTAACACCTTGGTTTAACAGGGTACGAGAAGCAATAGCCACAGTTGCAGAGCCATTGTCAACAATAGGTCTAGCTAGGGTTACTACTGAGTTAGCACCAATGTCCAAATCACCAGTAGAAATTACAGCAGTTTGGTTAGCACCTGTAAAACTCATTACTCTAGTGCCTAAAGTACCACCTAAGAAATACTTACCACCAATAAACAACTGTGAGTCTAAACTTGTGGTTAAGGCATCAATAGAAGCAGAAAGACTGTCCAACTGCTCAAGCGTTACAGACGAGGTAGATGCTTCAGACAAGAAGTCAGTCCCTGCATCCCCATAAGTCCACTTCTGAGTCTTAAAGTTGTAAATCAATACGCTTCTGTTTCCGTTAACAGTTTTGTAATTCCAGATTACAAGTTTGCGGATAGGGTCAACAGCAGCAGACATGGTTTTAAAGTCAGCTTCAGAAGCATCTTGTAAGAAAAATCTATCTACTTTTTCTGCGCCAATTGCTGTGACGTTCTGTCCGTCACACATATAAAAACCATCGTCAGACAAGAAGAAAGTAACGCCTTGGTACTGAGCAATAGAGCCAGAAGCCATGCAACCTTTACCACGAGAGATATTGTCAAACTGGAAAATGAAAGGAGTACCTACATAGGTCATTCGGTGAATGGCTCTTTCCAAAAGAACAAGACCAAACTCACCACCACGAATTCCTACAATCTGTCCACCATCAGGAATGTCCTGATAATCAGACTGAGTGTTTACATCCTCAACCCAATCAGTCTCATTGTTTAATGCAGACCAACGAACACGATACTGTTGCTGAGTAGTTTCTAGCGTATTTGCACACACTACAAAATCACGCACGACAGTAATAAACTTAGCAATAGGCGCACTAGCGGATAAGTTAGCAAACGATGTGGAAGTTCCAAGAGTCCATGCTTGCAAGACTTGTGAGTTATTTGTGCTTATGACAGTCTTACCAAACTGAGTGAACCTAACTCTATCGTCTGCGCCTGTGGTCATGCCTGACTTAACTTGCGTGATAGCACCCACACCAGTTACTGTGTAAATTCTGGTTGAGCCAGCAGCGAATAACTCAGTATCACCATTAGGCTTTTTGGCAGCATAAAGAGCAGTCAAGTCTTCAGCAGCATTACTGGTTGAGAAAGTAACTGGCGCAGGGAAAGGGCCGTACCCGATAGCCTGAGAAACCACATTCTTAGCGTCAGTCAACGCACCAGACACGCTAGGTTGGTCAGGCATCCACTCACCAAAAGTTAATTTTGTCGTAGCCATGTATTACTTCCTTGCGTCTGAATTGTCCATGTATTGTCATTAGCAGATACTGGAGTCCATGTGTTTGTGTCACCAGAAACAGCAGTCCATGTATTGCTATCAGTAGAAACTGGTGTCCAAGTATTATCGTCTTCTGGTACTGGAGTCCAGTTGTCACCAAGAATAACGCCTTTAGCCACAATCGTTGCTAGACCTGATACCGAGGCTACCCCTGCATATATTGCAGATGCACTAGCGACAACATTAGCATTACCTGTAACGCTTGCTACAGAATCTCTAACCCTAATTGCTTCAGCCGTTACTGTTGCAGTAGCAGTTATGTTACCAACAGCATTTTGAACACGGATACCTACTGCGCTTACTGTTGCACTACCAGTAATACTTGCAACGCCTTCAGCGACAATACCGCCATTTGCAACAACTGTAGCTACGCAAGTAACGGAGGCTACGCCATCCTTAACAATACCGCCAACAGCAGTTACATCAGCACTACAGGTAACGCTTGCACTTGCAAACTGAACACGGATAGCATCGCAGATAACGATTGCTACTGCGTCTATTCCAACTGTAGCGTTCTGTACCCTAATGCCTTCAC